CTCGTTGCACCAACCCCAGCCACACCTCGGAGAGTTTGGGCGTAAGCTATCTGCTGCCGGAGGGGACGCGGTGAATAGTTGGATGGATCACGTTAAATTTGGGATGGTCGCCGTACTTGGGGTGACTGTGACTACGACTCAAATAGATTCAGTTCTAAGAGTCTGCATAGCATTGGCAACCCTGACATACACGGTCATCAAGTGCATGTCAGCTGCCAGGGATTACAAAAACAAGAAGAGAGATAACGATGAAACGTTGGATTGAAATAGCATTCCTGGCCGGTGCCATACTCACATTCTCCGGCTGCGCTCAGTGGGAGAAACTGTCAGACAGGATCCACGAGCCTGTCATCACCACCAGGACCAACACTGTGGAAACACCACTAGGCCCGGTGAGCATGGTTACCACTCACACCAACTGGGTGGTTAAATCTAGCGCCGAATCTGTTGCCGAGCTACCTCGAGACCTGGGCTTTCCCCTAGGAGGTCTTATCACGTTTGTCCTCACAAGCGCCCTGGCTATCACTGCTGCGATACGCGGTAGGCAATACAAGATGGCAGTGATCAGCGCACTGGATGCTGGCAACCAATTCAAAGATGAACTGGTTAAGAACAACATCGATTACAAACCGATGCTCAAGACGATCATAAAAGATCAAAAAGCAAAGGGCACGTTTGGGATTATCCGCAAATTTCTAGACCTCATCTAATGGGACTCTCAAAGGGACATACATTCACCGACGGTGAAACAGTAACAGCTGCCAAGCTTAATAACCTGGTAGACAACGCGACAATCACCAGTGACACGGTGACGACTGCGATGATCCAGGATAACGCCGTGACAGCTGATAAGCTGGCTACGGACGCTGTAACCGGGGCCAACATTGCCTCCAACTCGATTAACCTGACCTCACTGTCCAATGCGTCAGGAGGAACCTCGGGGACGATAGTCCAAAGTGGGGCAGGCGGAGTGTTTGAAGAGTTTACGCCTGGCACCTCTGGGACGTTTCTGAAATCGGCTGGAACAGACGCATCCCTCACCTGGGGCACTGTAGACGCTACTGGCGTGGATGCTACAATGATCTCCGGGCATACTGAGATCACGTCCCCAGGCACTGATGATATCCTCCTGATTAAAGACAAAGCAGCCGGGGTTAACAAGAGTCTTCAAATTCAGAATCTCTACAAGACGGTTAGCGGACTGACCGCATTGTCCTCAGCTGACATCGCTAATCCAGATGAATTTCTGGTCCTGGATGGGGGCATACCAAAGAAGATAACAAAAGCAAATCTGGAGACTGCTACGCTGACCAGTGTTAACAGCCTGTCTGCTCTCACTGACACAACTGTCGCAGATGATGACATGCTTCTGGTTTATGATACCAGCACTAGTAGCGTTAAGAAGATTGCTAAAAGCGATCTTGTCGGCGGCGGCATAACCTACGTAGCCAAGGCAGTGGTTACGAGGGATTCTGGGGGCAGCACCACGTTGGCGTCAGGCTCGGTTAATATCGCCTCGGTATCAAGCTCATTGACTGCGGGCGGAGGAGGTACAGGGTTCATGTATTTCACCATAAACTTCACTGATTCTGTTGATGAATTCCTACCATTATTGTCCTCTTCAACGGGGGTCACGTTTAATTTGAATTCGAGAACCTCATCTTCAATAAATTTCAAATCAACAAGTCAAGTAAGCGCAACTAACGCAACTATTACTGCTTACATACTTAGCTAATCAGAGCAAAGATGACACTCTCCTCAATAGCCAACTTTGTTTGCAGCAAGCTCGGTAAAACCGACGCTTCATCCATCGCAGCTGCCAAAGACTTCATCAGGCAGAGGCATGAGATGATCGTGGATACCGGTCTCTGGAAAGACACGATTGTGATTTCCGAGTTTAACTTGCCGACCAGGGAGTCTCCCGACACTAACCCCTACACGGCGAACGCAACAGAGAGTGTATCATACGAGGAAGAGTTCACCCTGCCATACGAGGTGGCTAGGCCAATTAACATCATCTACAATGATCAGCTGCTTGCTTACCGAGACCTACAAGCTCTTGTTCGCACGCAGCCGGACTCAATCCTGGGCACTGGAAACCCGGTAGCATTTACCGAGGTTGAACCAGTTGCCCTGTCCAAGCTTACTAGCACAGAGCCATTCCGCGTTCAGCTCAAAGCTTACACCAACGCGGCAGACTCCGGCACCACGATTTACTTCAAAGGGAAGCTTAACTCTAGACCAGTCGCGGAGACGCTAACACTTTCCTCGAGCAACTACTACGGATCCCAGGAATTCGATGAGGTGCATTACGTATCCAAGAACACAACCTCAGGGGCTGTCCTGTTCTCTAACGGTGCGTCTACCGAAACCATCCCGGCGGATGAAACCAAGTACTCTCTTTGCCGGGTTCGTCTCAATCTCAACCCTGAGTACGTAACGGGTGAAGACGTTTCGATCATCGTGATCGGAAAGATACGCGTCAGACCAATGCGGCATGACTACGACGAGCCCCAGGTGAGGGGAATAGATAACGCACTAATTGCGTTTGTGGAGGGAGACATGCTGGAGCGCTCCAGGCAATACGCCAAAGCTCAAGTGAAATACTCAGAAGCATCTAGCCAGCTGGATATCGCTAGAGACATTGAGCGAGGGCAGTCAGCTGCCGTCAGTATCCTCCAGCCAACAGTGATAGGCGATTACGACCGAGTTGATTTTGGATTCTAAGCAATGCCAGTTTATTTCAATGACGCCACTGATGATCCGCTCGTATTTGATTCCCAACCAGTCATCCAGGGAATCAACTCATACGGACGTGCGTCTACGATTCCTAATATCCTGGCGAGCAACCTCGAGAATGTAGAGCTCTCCACCTCTGGGATCACAAAGAGCCGGCGCGGTGCCTGGAGAATTTCTTCCGACACTTACACCACCGTCCATGCGGTCATAGGACTCCGCACCTCTGTATGGGACTATGGTCTCATGATCTTTGCGGATGGGAATGTCTACCTGCACACCCCGGATGTAACAGGTGTTTTGTTCACCGGAGAATATAACAGCTCGGCCCTGGCCCATCAGTGCAGTGCAGCTGAAATCAATGGAGCAATCTATTTTACAGACGGAAGTGGCGACATACTCGTCATTCGACAAACTGGTTCTGAGGACATTCTGGTGGACGCTGACGGTAATGGCGTTTGGGATGATGTCAGCAGCATTGTTGCTTACGATGTTGCCGTCGAGATCGCAGACACTGACAGCCCAGAAAACACTAGAGCCCTAACAGCTCACATGTTTCGGTTGTTCTGCGCGACCGGCATCGACAACCTCCACGTATCCTACATCCTGCCTGACCTGGGGGCTGACCAGAACGAAGAAGTAACCTCTGATCCAAATAACACCGACCCTGGGACTGGCGACATATTCCCAGCAATCAATTCGATTAGGATCGGAAAGGGCAACAGTGATGCCATCCGGTCCATTGTTGCTTTTAAAGATTTCCGAGTCGCTATTCTCAAAGACAACTCAATTTACGTTGTTAACGCAGACCCAACATTGAGACCAGCCGATTACACTGTACAGCTGGTGAGCGACAAAGTGGGATGCCTGGCTGAGAAGTCGGCAGTCAGAGTTGGAGACGACATTTTGTTCCTGTCGCGCGATGGGGTGCGCAGCATTGGCACCGCATTCCAACAGGATCAGGTCGCAACCTCGGACCCCATCTCACTTCCGATCCACGATATCATTGAGGAGATCAACTGGGGGTATGCCAACCGTTCATGCGCTGCCTACTGGCGAGGCAGATACATCCTAGCAGTGCCTACTGGATCGTCCACGACTCCCAACACTGTCCTGGTATACGATACCAATCTCAAGCAGTGGTCTGGGCGCTGGTCTGGCTGGAAGCCAACTGCATTTGATATCTACGAACCTCTCAATGACAGGCGACGCCTGGTGTGGGCTGATGCGACGAACAATAACGTCGTCTACCTGCGAGATCATATCGACGAGGACGCAACCACTGAGAATGATTATGCTGATCAGCTGGGGGCAGACTACACCCAGGTTCCGTTTGAGATTCTGACCAGAGGGCTGACTTTCGGTGATCCAATCTCACCTAAGACCTGCGACTTTCTCGAGGTTGAATTCTACAAGAGCAAAGCCAGGGCAAACATCACGCTGATCCCTGACGGTGGCGACGAAGTCATCCTGGACAGTGGTCAGCTGGTGGACACTGGAACCGGTGAG